GCAGAACTTGATCCACTTCATTGCTAGCACCTTCCAACAAGGTGTGTTTAGAATGACACAGACCAGTCTCCTATGGTTAATTACCGTCATCGCTAACGTCATCAGCGAAACCCTCAGTCTGCCAGCCATGATTTTCATCGCGCTGGCAGGCATCAGTCTGTCTGGCTTTGTGGCTGCCAAGCTGCTTAGCTCAGACTGGTTTGCGAATTTCCTGCTTGACCTTCGCCAGCAGCTAATTGGGAAAAACGTCACCAAGTTCCCAGTAGCGGCCCACATTCGCTCCACGATCCAGAAGAGAATGGAGATGACGAAGTGTGGAGTCCGGCGAGGACACTCCCACCAACAAGCAGCAACTGAGCGCAACAGTGCAACCGAGACGATGCTCGACTTTGTCCACAGCAGTGGATACATCCCGTATGTCATTTCACCATCGCCACGCGAGGCTGGACTCGACGGACGGCGCAAGTTTTACAGCTTGGCCGACCTTCGCCAGAACTACTTGCATGATCCGATTACAGACAACCACATCATTGTCATGACAGACGTGGATTATTATGTCAACATGCACGAGCTCGTCAATTTGGGCAGACCAATTCTGTGCTACACCTTTCAACCAACGACCGTTTCCGGACCTGTCAAGGACGGGTTCTTCACCATCAAAGATGACACGGTGCATTACCGCGTCAACGGCGGAAAGGACGTCAAGCATCAGGTTTGGAACTACAACCAAGATACCATCTACACTGTCGATCCTGAAAACGGCTTCTGGGCCACTCTCTCTCAAATCATTCTTGACTTGACGGGATTGAGTCGGCTCAGCCGCTACTGCCATCACCGTTTCGGCATTGGCCCATTTGGCCGCAAGGTCACCATTTGCACCGTTGATCAATTCAAGCTTAGTGAGCATCGCAACATCATTTCCATCGTCCCATTCGCCAAGTGTCGGGAGAATCTGTTACCCATGAGTGATTATGGTCAGCAGCTCCGGCGCATGCGTTACCAACAGAAATCCGACACCGAGAAATTCAACACCCTACTGTACCTCGGTGAAGGTGACCCCCTGATCAGCTTGGGGGTCGCAGGGCAGGTTGCCAGCGTCCAACTGCCACTGCGGGACTTGGAATCGATGATACTCATGCACGGAGATTCGAAAACGGCCACACTATCTGACACCGTCAGGCGCGGCAGAGCGACTGAGAAATCGCTCACAGAGCAGAAAGCTGCCATCATACATCATTTCCTGCTCTCTCTGCTTCCACTTAAGTTTGATGAGGTGCACAAGCCCGGGCAATTGGCTCGTCACTATCAAGCAACAGATGAGAAGTATGATCACGACAAAACAGAACAAGGTCGTGAATATGCCCGCATTTATGCTCCTGCACCGCTCACACAACAAGCGGTGTTCCCAAATGAGTCGATCGCCAACGAGCGAGCGACCATTGACGGCAGAATCGTTGGCCCACAAACCAAAGCCAAAGCTCGCGAGAACATCAGTCAAAGAATGCGCAGGTACGCGAAGAATTTCGTGGACCATTTAGTCGGTAAGCCAGGAGCAGGCTTCCGCTATTCTGCAGCGCACGTAGAGGAACAACAGCAGAAACCTCTACAGCGAGCCCGCAACGACGCCAATCGGATGCACCACTCAATCTCCATGGTCACGAAAGCCTTTCAAAAGAAGGAGGCCTACGGAGCCCCAAACCACCCGAGAAACATCTCCACTGTTCCACACGGGCAGAATGCCCGCCTTTCGGGTTACACCTATGCATTCAAGGACGCAATCCTTAAGAACGTCCCATGGTATATGCCTTGCAAAACACCTGTCCAAATCGCTGACGCGGTTTGCAATCTCGCCTCTCGCTCAAGCGAGTTGGTCGAGACGGACTACAGCCGATTCGATGGCACCTTCTTGAAATTCATGCGTGAGAAAGTAGAGTTTGCGTGCTACCGCCGCTGGGTCCCAGAGGACCTCCTGCCAGAGCTAAATGAACTACTGGCGAACGAGGTTGACAGTAAGGCAAGAACCAAGGGCGGGTTGAAATACGATCCTGGCTGCTCGCGCCTAAGTGGCTCACCACTCACCACCGATGGCAACAGCATTTGTAATGCATTCGTTTCCTACGCCGCAGGTCGCTTCAACGGCTTCAGCCATGCGGAAGCGTGGGACACAATTGGAATAGTGTACGGTGACGACGGCCTCAGGGACGGGAGTGTCCCTGACGAAATACTATCGTCTACCGCTAGTGATTTGGGATTCGAGCTTAAGATCTGCAATCGTGCATCCCGCGGTAACAGCGTTTCTTTCTTGTCGCGCATCTTCTGCGATCCCTGGTCCACACCGGCATCAATCCAAGACCCAGCGCGAACCCTCCTTAAGATCCACACCACCTGCGACGGAAGCAGCAAGACCATCCAAGAAATTGGATGGAACAAAACTCAGGCATACTTGGCAACAGACCGGCTCACCCCGTTCATCTCCGAGTGGTGCCTGGCTTACCAACGCAACTGCCCCGAGCAATTGGTGAATTATTCGGACTACACTGACATCCCTTTCTGGGTCCGTGACGAGGATTCGCTCAACAATTGTTGGCCTCAAAATTCCAGCGACATCTGGAACGGAATTGTGGCTGAACGTCTTGGTGTCACCACTGGTGAACTCAACGCTCACATCAAAGCGCTGAATGAGTTCAAGGGTGACATTGGTAACTTGCCTGTCCTCACCTCAAACATCGAACAGACACCAAAACTGGAGGTGGCGATGGACGGTGAGATCCATGCCGGTCCTACGACCATTCAAAATGGACCACCACAACAAGGCGATCGAGAAGACGATGGAGCTGCTGTCAGCGCAGTTCCAAAATCTCGTGGATCACCGTCGCAGCCTGGGAGGGCTAAGCACGGTGGAGGAAAACGAGATGATGACGTTCGTGCTGAGCGCAAACGCCAAGCTAGGAGCAATCAGAAGGCTCCTGCAACGCGTGCCAGCACCACGACCAACAACGTCACTGACAGACGACGACCCTCTCCACAAGTGAGGGCCGCAAAGAAACCTGTGGCTAAGAACTGATAACTGC